CAGGCGGTTGCGACAACAAACACCAATAAAAGTATCCTTAAAATACGTTCATAATCCGTATCCATTAGGTTTATACCCATCCTTTATGGAACTATATGTTCTACTGTTACGATCTGCTTATCACCCAACATCAAGTCTTCGATATCAATGAACTCCAAGCTCTGGAACCCAAATCGTCGAACCTTTTGGCCAACCCTCATCGTCGCTTTACCTGTTTCATCAAGTGCATGATGGTGAACTGGATACCAGCCATTCTTGTTCAAGTGCTTTGCAACACCGAGTGGAATGTTATATGTCTCACCATCAAAGAAGTCGAAGCGCTCAACAGGATCTTGTTTGTACATCTTGAACACAAAGCTCATTGATCCGCCTGGCACTTCATAGAATCTAAAAATACCCTTCACCATCTCTCTATCTTTATCGCGCTGGTAGCGAAGATTCTCTTTAACTGGTTTGGTTGCGCCCTTTTCTGCGTTTGTCATATTTGTTGTCATTTGTTCTCCCTTATTAGCCATGAAATTCTCCTAGGTTAGTAGGTAGGGGATGGCCCCTACCCCATCAAAAAAGAGAAGGAAAGTTAATTAAACACCGTTGAATGATTTACCAGCACGCCATTTAATGACATCGCCGGCAACACCTGAAGGTGTTCCAGAAACTATACCACCGCTTCCAAGCACAATCCCGACGTAGCTTTGATCAAATGTTGCGCCAAGCAATGTTCCGCCAGCAACATCTCCCATTGGAATAACTTCTGCAGGTGTGAAAGGAACAACCGCAGGAAGTGGGAAGTTGAATGCTGTGAACAATGTTGAATCAATGTTGAGCGAGAACGTGTTTGCAGTCAGGTTGGTTACTGTTCCCAACAAGCCATCCATTTGGGTCATCCCGCAAACTGCAGGGACTTTCATACGGATTACTTGTCCGGTTGTATAACCATGGTCAACAAGTGTTGTAACTACTGCAGGGTTAGCTGCTGTAATGTTTGCAATCACTCGGTTGCCTGGGTAGAACAGTTTGTATGTTGCAAGGTCAGGTGCAATATACCTGTATGTTCCAGCCGCGCCAGCAACGACGCCAGGAGCTGTTGCAAGAACCGCACTCATCGTAAATGATGTAGCTGCAGTAAACGCACCGACTGTGAAGTCCAAACCGTTCAAGTTGGTGTGTGCTGTGTTTTGGATACGTACAATCGAACCAACACCGATAGCGCCTGTATTAGCTGTGCTGTAAACAGGTGATGTTACGTTTGTACCAGCCGTAACAGCGACCGCTGCGCCAGGTACGACGAGCGAACTGTTAATAGGATAAAAACCAGCTCGGTTAGCGACACCATTAAAACCAGCAATACCAGTAGTAGCCGAAATAACCTGAGATGCTGCTGCATGATAATGGATAATGTGATCACCAAAAGGCATTTCACGCTGCCAGTAGTGGTATGTGGAATCCCATTGCACGCCAGCTGCAGTTGTAGTTTCGTTCCAGGTTTCCATCCAATCGACATCGGATCTCATTACGATAGTTTCAGGTACACCACGTGATGTGAATACACCCTGTTGGATTATTGTGTTATCTGCCATGAGTTATCTCCTTATTAAGCGAGGGTTGCGCGAAGGTTGATGACCCACAAATCGTTCGTGATTCGTGGAACTTCGGCGAACTTATAACCAACCGACGCATTGAGAGCCAAAGGTCCATCGTATATTGGTGGACGATAGATGAATTGTGCGGAGTACCCATCTTGCTCAACGCATGCATATGCTTCCATACCTACGCAGAAGATGTTGTACACATCAGCGCCCAGGTTGGATGATACTGGCGTCATGCTACCAATCGAACTCACCAAGAAACGCAAGTTACCAATTGCACCCCATTCGCTTCTGAGAGCGTTCATAGGAGCTGGGTAGTTGTTTTTATGGATGAATCCGTTGACGTTGTCTAGGTTTCCGGTCAATTGAGTTGATGCCAACGCGAAGTAAGCATCTCTGACAGGGGCCGTTCCGAACTTGTCTTCACCTTCGATGTTGTCCATAATCGTGTATGCATTGTTATTGAGCAATGTCCTTACGACTGTGTCAACGTCAGCGCGTGTTACTTCGGTTGGGTTATCACCATTAACGCCACCTGTGCAGTTAATGAATGATGCAGTTGATGCAAGCATGTCTCTGGTCAACTGATCCTCTGTTTGGCGGAGCGAAACACCGAGTCGGCGCGCGCATTCATTCAAGACAGGATCTTGGTTTTGCAGAGTGACTTGTTCATTCAATTGAACATATGTTCCATAGAATGAAATACGAGCATCGATGTCAACTGCTGTCAGCGTTTGGGCTGGAGGAGTGACACCCGAGTTGCCCAGTGGAACCATTGCGGTTGCCAATGGGTTATAACGACGCATACGAAGAACTTGACCGCCATTTTTTGGCATATTTTTCTTCATAGCAGCGATCTTGTGGATCATATTTGGCACAGGTACAGACAAAAGCTTAAATGAAAAGCTCTGTTGTACTGGCGCTGGAAGGACAGTTGTAGTTGTTATAGGCATAGTGAATCCTTAAACATAGGGTTCTATAACCAAAATGCTCAAGTGGACGAGGTTTGAGTTGTACGTCCTCGAGTTGGCGAGTCTCGGTACGCCGATTTTGAAGGTAGCGAAGCTTCTTACGCTGATTTCATTATAAGAAGATCTCACGAATTAAAGCAAGAAAAAGGCCCTGGCGTCAAAAAAAGTCTAAAGCCGTAGTAACTTTAGGAAAAACCCACCAGGGCCCGTAGTGTAGTAGTTGTAGTCAGCAGTAAAGGAGAAATACTAACTACATACCAAACTTAGAACATAGATGGTTAAAAAACAAGGTATATCTAGCCAAGATATGGTCAAAAAGCAGGGGAAAGGTTGCCCAATCCCCTGCCAAAAGAAAGAGTGATAAAATTTATCGGTGTCTAACAAGCGGATGAAGTGGCTTGCTGCTCATGCGATGGAAGTGGACCTTCTGGTTGCCAAAAATATCGCCGTTATCCAGCTGTTCTTGGGCCATCCTACACGTTGTGTACATGAGCCAGATTAAAAAAATTCCTGAAATAATAATGGCGATACAAAGTGCGTAGAGCAATCTCTCCCATGCCTTTTTACTCATAAGTTCCTGGTAGCTTCTTCCATCTCTTTACGGAGTTGTACTTTTAGCTCTTCAGTTAAACCATTCGCGAATGCATTGGCTCTTGATAGCGGGCTGTCTGCCTGTTGTGGTGATACACTTGCAAGAGGACGAGGTTTTGCCGCGTTTCTCTGGGCAAGTTCACGGTCTGATCCAAAGGTGTCGTCTACATGGATGCCGAACTTCTTGATCATGGTATAAGCCGCTTTTGCCTTGCTGTAGTAATCAGTTGATGAGTTCAAGGTCTGCGCTATCTCCGGATACAATTCACTCAGCGATTTAATATTATCAACTGTGACAACTTTATCAATATCTGGATGCTCGGTCTTGAGCTTGGTTTCGACAAGTAGAGCATTAGTCTGCTGTTGCGTTCTTAATAACTCATCACGTTGCCTTGTCAGTTGCTTTTGAATCTTGGTGAGGTGCTTACCTTCAGCCAGATCGTTCTCGCCAAGATTAAGCGAAAGATCTTCTTCTGGTGCTTGTGGGTTAGCACGTGACTCATATTCTTGTAAGCGCCGTGCCATCTCATCGCGTTCACGCTGGATCCGCTCTTTGCTTTCCCTTAACGCACGAATATTGTTCTCAAGAACGGGCGATGGTTTTGGAGTTGGGTCTGGTTGGGCCCAATCCTGGCCCTGACTTTCTTGTGGCGATACTTGCTCCTGGACGTCGTTCTCTATTTTTTCTTGTGCATTTTCTTGTGCATTTGTTGATTGTTCAACTGCTTGAGTTATTGCTTCATTATCTATCATCATTTCCCTTCTATTCTGTTGATAGCAGGGCAGAATCATCTGCCTCGCCGTTTAGACTTTTAGCTAATTTATAAAGTGTTCCGTCTGCGAACTTAAGAACAAATTCCAGTAACCCGTATTCAGCTGGGACTACTTGAGTAGAATTCTCCTTTAAGGTGAAGCAGGTCTCCCTGGATGGGATAACCCAAATGAATTCTATGATCTCAGTTGCTCTTGTGTACTTATAGACTGTCTGATCATAATCAGGACTAGGGCAAGAGAGTCGGCATATAAAGTAGTGCCTCAATACATTCTGCATGAGTGGTTCTTGTTTGGTAATGACGACGACGAAGAAGTCGCCATAAAAATCTTTCTTACCCCGATCTATACATTCAAAGATATTTTTCTCGTAGTCTTGGTGCAGTGTGCGTTCAATTTCAATTGGACTAAGAGAATCCGGCTGCTTAGCCAGAAGTTCAGATGATATCTTCCCTATGGTCTCCCTTCGCATAGGCCTCCTTATTTTTTCTTCTTTTTTGGGATCTTTGCTCCTGCTTTTCTTGCTTCAGATAGCGCGATCGCTACTGCTTGCTTCTTGTTATTTACAACAGGCCCCTTCTTGCTCCCACTATGAAGTTCTCCTTCTTTATATTCATGAAGAACTTTTTCTACTTTGGTCTTTTTGACCTTCTTCATTTTCTTCTTTGCCATTTCTTTCCTTTTAAAATAGGGCCCCCAGCGTTCAAACCAAGGGCCCAGCGTAGTGTAATGTCAAGAACGTCTGGATTCTTCCCAAACTAATCTATCTTCTTGCTTCTTCTTCTTCTTAGTTTTCTTCTTGCCAGTGGATGGGGCACCACTCAGCTTTTCAGAAATCTTTGAAGCTTTGCCTTTTGGGCGCAATGAGCAAGGCATTAGACTTTCTTTGGTGCTAACTTGGAGTTCTTCTTGCTGTTATCAGCACCGACTTGACTGTCGATCCCCTTAATGCTGTCGTCAAGCCCTTCAGGAAGAAACCCACCAACTTTAGGATATTCACGCATAACAACTGCCTGAGGCATGTTTGCGTGGCTACCTGCTCCTGATGGGATCATTCCGCCATCAGATGATTCCTGTGCATCTCTGCCGGATTTGCCTTCGTACGCTCCGTGAAAACGTTTTGCCATTGTGGCCTCCTTGGTAGTAACTGCGGACGGCTATTAGCCCCGCAAGGTTTGTCCTCTAACTACCAGCACAGTACATCTGCGTGGTAGATCTTTCTGGCGTCCCCGGATGGGATCGGACCATCGTCCCAAGAATGAAAATCTTGGATCCTAACCCACTAGACGACGGGGACACTATTTCTTCTTCTTCTTACCGCAACCGACCTTGAGAGCTTCATCAAGTTCAACCTTGTGGCGCTTCTCATGTAATGAGTTCTCTTGCTCGTACTTCTTGTCGTGTCGCTTCTCTTCTTTGTTATATTTCTTCTTAAGCAGCTTCGCCTTCATATATATCCCTTAAATCTTCGTATTCTTCGACCAAATCGTCGCCTACCTCGCTTAGTTCCTTAATGAATTCAGAGGTGTTTCTGGTAGTTGTTAGATCCATCACATTAAAAATAAGCGACGACGTGTCATGTGCTAAGTCTATTTCTTGTTCTTTGCTACAAGATGGGAAAACTAAAAGAATGGCGCATGCTGCAACCAATAATAATTTAGTCATTTCTGTCCTTCGACTTAGAACAACCACCGACGATATCGTCAATTAAATCCAAAACATCGCCAGCAATGTCATCGTACTCCATAAGATCCTTAGCCTTAAAACCACCGAGTTTAGCCTCAATACGATCGTCGATAATTGCTTGGGCTTTCTCAGCAATACTATGCCTGCGCTTAGAACAACTGGAACAACAAACGACCGTACAAAGAAACAAAGCAACAATATGTCTTTTCATATCGCATCCTTCATCTCAAAGTGATTGCCATCTGCCCTCTTAAACTTCCCCCCCCACCGATTTAGCGGGTGAAGAGTTTCCCAAAAAGCACCAAATGTAGCGTATTGATCAGTTGATGTAAGATACTTGCCAGACGGCGAAAACAAGTTCAAATCTATTGCCAACCTTTTGCAATGCAGGCTATTTTTAATACCGATCCCCTTTTGGGCATAGATATTAGCCTGCTCTTCAGTCCTGAATGCCTCGCCTAACGTACAGCTATAGCTACAGTCGAAAATCTTAGTGATAAGCTTCGCGACATTTTGCGCAAATATCTGTTGGTTAACCGAGAGCTTCATTACTCTCCCTCATCTTCATAATACGGATCAATAAACCGAGAGAAGTCTTTGCGTTGATATGGAATCTCCTCATCAGGGAGATGTGTATACTTAGGCCTCTTTTTTTTCTTCTTAGGGAGCTTTATATCACGTCCCTCTTCAACATCTTTCAATGAAAACCTCATATCCATTCCTCATTGTGTGGGTTGAACTGGTTGGGCTGGTTGTTGTACCGGTTTCTGCTCAGATTCTTGCTCGGAAACGGCCTCTTGTTGCTTGATCATAGACTGCATTGTCAGCATCTTCTCAATCTGCTCGATATCCATGGTATCTATTTCCTTGATCGCCTTCACAAGGTTGAGCAGCGCCAAGTTCTCATCTTTAACAGCTGAAGCCTTACGTTCAACAGCGAGTGCTTTGTTCTCTTGTATGCGACTGAGGCGTTCAAGCCCAAGCCCTTGATCAGCAACTGCACGTGATTGAGCCAGGTTGGTCTTAGCTTGTAGTTCTTGGAGTGCGGCTTGCATCTGCATCTGTTGCATCTGTTCTGCTGCTTGCTGTTTTTGAACGATACGATCGATAAGTTTCTTCTTGTCTTGGACTGTACATGCTTCAAGAAGGGCATCATCAGGCACAGGAACACCAATCTCACGCAACTGTAAGAGCTGCGCGAACTGCATCTGTCGCTGGGTTGTTGTATTCATGCCGTCTTCGACTGCAGCATCGTACTTCCCAAAAGATCGGTTAAAGAACTGTGGTGATGGCGCTTCTTCGATAATACGTTGCACCTTGCCAGGCTTGAAGTTGGCCTGGACGATCTCCATTCGGAGCTTAGCAAGCAGCTTCTGCGACCTATCAAGCTGATCAAACAGGCCCTGAAGTGTTGTCAGACCAGCACCTTGTCGAAGCATCGATAGAATGCCAGCTTTGTCGTCCATTGCACTACCGAGCAACTCTTCATTAACACCAGAGATCTCACTTATTTCTTTGCCCAGGATCTCTGATAATTGAATCATTGATGGTGGGATCTGGGGAGCTAGGATTTGTTGAACGTCAGTCATCTGAGCATCTTCTTTGAGAGCAAGCCCACGGCCCTGGCCAGACAAGAAGACGTCCTTAGGATTAACTAAAGCGTTCTCTTTGTAGACCCAGCCTGAGTTGATCTGGCTTTCTAAGATATCAAGCTCAATAACTTTGCGGCGATTATACAGATACTGAGCATCACGAAGACCTCTAACAACACCTTGAATACGGAATGGAAAATATGGGCATTGAGGATTGTAATAGCCAAGAACAGGAACAAAAGGGTAAGAATCAATTCCAATTGGGTTTGGGCCATCGTACATCACCTTTCCCTGTACCAGGATCGCGACATTAACAGTCGGGACTTCGCTATTTATCACCGTGACCTGAGGATATGTTCGTAAATACAATTTTAACATCTCGTCGTCGTTCGACTTCCACTCCTGGGTCTCACCAGTCTGTGAATCAACGATAAGCTTCTGTGTTCGATAAGCTCTGTAGTAATACTCATCGTAGATCATCAAGTTCTTCATGTTGTAACCATATGTCTCAGGCATGAACTGGAACTTGCCGTCGCGAGCTTCATGTGATGGTAGCTCAGCGATCTGATCTACATTGCCAGGCAAGAGTGACATACACTCGCGCTTCGTTAAAAATGAGCGCTTCCATAATGAGTTACAGTCTGATAAGTCTGCCTTCCTAAAGAATGGATCGATCAGAAAGCCGTTATAGGACGTATTATCCACACGTATGTTGCCATTGATTGGATCAGATCGATAATCGACCCAGATCTGCAGTAGGTTCATACCGGTGACAAGTGCGCCTTCGAACGCATCAGAAATTGTCTCGAGCACGCCTTCTTGCTGATCGTTCCATAAAAGAACCTTGCTGAGCTGGCTTGCTGTTTGTTCGTCACTATTCTCAACAGGGATTATGACCGTCGACTTACGATTACGACGCTGGTGGCCGCTAATCATATTGACGACGCGTTTGATTCGATTGAAATTGAATTGACGACGCTTATTAGCTGGTAGGTTACCGTACCCTATATCGTTCCACAAAGTCTGATCGCCGACTGCGAACCTCGTATCCGTGTCCGCTTCTGCCCAAAAAGTTTGATTAAGCGACATACTTTCTGCATGGAACGCCTCCATACGGCCCTTGATGTCCCGATCTCTACTGTCTTGGGATTCGAGGCCTACATTAGGGAATAGTGCCATTACTACCTCACCTTTTTTACGCCTGCACAGATAGTGTGCACTTCATTTACTGCTGTCCGTTACATATCTTTCTTCACTCTCTCTTTATCATTGTATGAATGTACTGGTCGCTAATCAAGTTAAATGTGTTTTACCTCTTGCAATATACCAGGAACGCCTCTTTTAAACGCCTTAAGATAAATCGACTTAAATGCTTTGGTGCGTGGGTAATTGACCATCAAGTCGAATGCTGGGCTGAGCGCCCAGAGCGCTGAGATGATGTTCTTGTTAATGTAGTTCGAGATGTCTGATTTGGTGTCATCTGAAAGGGATGGGTGATCTTGGATCCGCTTCATGTTGATCTCAAACTCTAAGATCATAGTAATGAGACGGTTCGTGAGTTGGATCGCCAAACAGTCATGGCGCTGGTCGGCACAGGTCTTAACAAGCTTAGATGTCTTAACAACTACAGGCTCAATATGCTCAGGCCGCTGCCTTGTTACAGCAATAACCTTAGGAGGCCTGCCACGCTTCTTGGCAACCGGCTCGGCTGATACTGACTTCGCTTTAACTTCGCTTTGGTTTCGCTTCAACTTCGCCATAAAAATGTTCCTTATCGCTTCAAACATTATTCATCCTCATCTTCTGGAAAGTGGCCATTACCAATTATATAAACATCGAGTCGATCTTCTATAGCTGCTTTAAGCCACGCTGATCGCGTCAACTTTTCCTCGTCATCAGCAAGTCTTGCGATATCAATCTTTTTAAGCGTGTAAGAATCGACTCTACAATGTAGCGTAATATCATTCTTGCGACGCTTCGTCATTGTGTAGACTCTCATCGATCTCCTCAGCTGGTTTATGATCAACCAATAAATCACACATATACTTAATAACCAAATCTTTAGGATAAAGAACCTTTCGTGCTGGTTGGATATACGATGGCCCCTCTCCTTTAAGCCTTGATTGATACGCTTGATCTATGCTTGAATACAGACCAATTTTAACCAAATCATTCGATGTCATCAAAGTAGAAAAATCTTTAAGAGAAGCCTCTAATGAAATCTTGTAGTCACTCATCTTTCTCCTTCGCCTTAGTGATTAATAATTAATCCCGTACTTGATAGCGTAAAGATTACGCACATGATAAGTCGGCTTTGAGCATGCAAAATTCTTTATATGGAATAAATAGTTAATAGCGTTGTGCGTAGCGTTTCTTTGCAGCTTTTCCCCATTTTTATCACGAAATATATAGTCGGAAGTTGCTGTATGCTGATTATAAATACCCATATATTTAGACAACGCAACCGATAATGGCTGCGATAACTTAAAGACCCTTAGCCTGCCATTAACTGGAACCGATAAACGAACATACCCATCATCCCAGAGCCCATAATCTTCTACAGTACAAAAAGGTGTGTCATCTACTCCAACAGCAATATCAAGTGATACCCACAAAGACATCGCCAAGCTCGGGTTACGCCCATAAAAATCAGAATAGAACTCATCCCAATCCTTGTAATTGCCAGTTTTTTTGGGCTTAACGAGCTGGCCTCCTTGCTCACATGGACGCTCCTCATCATTGAAAGCGGCCTTAAAAAGTTCCATACAAGATTCTACATCGATACAAGCTTTATTAAGGCTTTTGACAGACTCCTTAAGTCTAGATTCAAAATCTGAAACACATTTCTTATCCATGTGGAATCCTTATTTCAGGTGTGTGTGTTTTATTTTCCATAAAACTCCTCAGTAACGTGGCAAATCGTTTCTAAAAAAATCCGGCATGTTCGCCGACTGACCATACATTGCTTCTCTATAGCGTTTATCTAACTCTTCTGGACTCAACCCATCACGAGTCTTGGGCAAATTGATCGCTAGATAGCGGGCAGCGTCGCTGTAATGGCTACTCCAATCATGTAATGGGTTGGATTTATATACTTTCTTCTTCGCGTCATACTCTTGGCGGTAATTCTCCAGGGCTTTTATGAGTGGCTTACACTTAACTTCGTCAATCCAGATCTTGCTAAAAGCACTTCTCAGAGCTTCAATCCCGTCTTCGACCGCAATATTAGCAGTTACTTTAAAATTTATACCAAGTTGCTTAGCTTTCTCAATTCGCGTCATGCCCGATCCAAACTCTTTAACCGCGATATCATGAGGCGCGAAATGCTGACCATAAACGTAGCCAAGATCGTGGCCACGTTGCTCAACTACCTTCACATAATGCTCAAGTCCCTGCTTAGAGTTGTCATAACAATCAATTATGCGAACCGTTTGGCCAATAGTTTGGAAGAAGATGATCGTGGTGCTGTCCCGAACACCAAGATCCCAACAAGTATGCACCTTGAAGCCAGACTCATACGGTACCATTCCAATCTGGCCTCTAAGGCGCATACGATCTATGTACTTAGCGTAATAGGCCCCCTCAACCCCCATCTCAAAGGAAGTGAAATACTCTTGCTGGATCAAGTCATCAGACATTTCACCAGAATGCTTCTCTCTCTCAATGTCATGTAACGATATGTGCCCCGTATCAAGCACCGTCAACTTGGAACAAAACCAGTGCGACGGGTTGCTAACAGCTATGTTATACAGCTCCCAGAAATGGTTCTTGCCACGAGGCGTTGATATGAAAAGAGCCCAGCCATCATTCGCTGTGAGGACTGGGCGCAAAAACTGGTATGCGCGAGGATCTTGTAACGCATACTCAGAAAAAACAATTCCAATCGCGTTGGTTCCAACAAGCGAGTCATAGTTATCCGACCCGACGACTTGAATCATCGATTGATTTGTTAGGCGAATCTTCATTTCAGTAGCATTAGTAGATTCAATAAGCTCAGATGGTATGAAATCCAAGAATCGAACCCCTTCATTCGTCATGGAATCCCACAAGATCTTACGGCCTTGGGAGTATGTCGGATATACAATGAAATAGACCCCAATTTTGCTCAAGGCTGCACGAAGCATCCAGTTGAGCGCCGTTATATCCTTCCCAGCTCGACGTGGCCATATAGCCAAAGCTCGTTTGCATTTCTTGTTCTCAAGAGCATCCAACAAAGGGAGCTGATACGAGCGTGGCTTGAACTTGTTAAGTTTAACGATCGTTTCAAGTTCTAGGTTGTCAAACATGCTGGCTCCGGAGAAATAAGTGGCTTCTCTGGAGAACCGGCTGCTATATCCCACTTGGTTGAAACAATTAATGCCTGGCGAGTGTGGATCTCATAGTCTTTATCGATTGCATCTTTTAAGAGTTCACCAATACGATCAGTACCAACAATATGCCAAGGATCAGAGTCACGGTTAGCATAGAGCTCATGAAGCTCCCAGCGAAGAGGTTCAACCGCTTCCTTGTAAAACTCGATCTCCTTGTAAAGCTTCTTGATCCGAAGACGCATCTCCGCGATCTCAGCTTCTGTAAGAGTGACTCTTTTCTTAAAGTCCTGAGTGCTTTCATTCAGTTTCCTCATCTTCATTTTTGATCCTCTATGCTTGGTATCGGTTCCATAACAACGGTGATATTAGAACCACGGCTTTCTGACCCTTCTTTTAGTTTCTCATACCACTTAGTTAATTCAAGCCATTGCTCTGAATACATTGGCATTGTCTTCATGACCATAGCCGAGTTTAGTGTATTCTTGAGTCCACCAACTTCGCGTCGTGCTGAAAGGCAAGTCTTAGCGAACTGATGTGCTTGCCCGAGTCGTTCGTGTCTATTTTTCCAACGCAGGAAGGTATCCCAGCTGAGGTTATTTTCAACAAGGAATTGCTCAAGGACGAGTGCGTTATTATTGTTTCTAGCCCACTCGATGAGTCTACATGCTAGTTTATCGAGGTAGCCATCGGACACTGGAATAGTACGCAGCTGGAAATACATTTCGTGATCTGCCTGTCTAGGGCTCAGATTTTTGGGTTCTTTTTTTACGAGCGTGCTACGATGAATAGTTTGCTGTGCTGATTTATCCATTAAGCCCTCAGTTCTGTTAATGTGAATTCGGTACGTGGGTAATGGGAGTATTGTTTATCGGCGATTATGACTGATATAGCGCAATCGTCTTTATAGATTATTTTGTTAGCGATGTCGCAGATCATTTTGATGAGGTTATCGAGGTCTGGTCTGATTGCGTGTATAGTCCCGTGCAATGATTTAGCGCCTTTTTTAGGGATAGGCATAAAGAAAGTGATATCGAGTTTAAGAGGTCCTTCAAGGAGGGGTAGATCGCCGTGTTGGTTTATGAGTTGGATTCCGATTCCGAATTTGATTTGTTTTTGTGAGTCCCAGGCGTGTCCGTTTCCGTGTCGATGTCTTGCGAGAGGTACTGGATCTCCCTGGATGATATACACCATAGATTTGCCCGCAGGCCCAAGTTTATCTTTACGTTGATATTGCATTCGTCTCCCTTCAAGATCGTGCAACCTTGGTCAAATTTACTACATCCTTCCCGCTTCCCAGGTGTCGTCTTCTGGTTCTTCGAAGACTTCTTCGTAATCATCGCTGTAGGGATTACCATCAACGATAGACTCTGGTTGTTTTTTTGCAAGGGTAATCTCTTCGACTTGTTGGGTTGCTTGGTTATAAGCGTGAGGTATTCCGTCGATACAGAAATGTTCTGGTTTTTGTGGTTCGAGTCCTGTCAGGGTTGGGATGTCTTCTTCTGGGATTAGGTAGATATTGCGATCCAGAGGCGTTTTCTGTGGTTCGAGTCCTGCTGGGGGTGTATCTCGAACGACGTAAGATTTTGGGTAGAGGCCGGCTGCTTGTTTGTCTTTGAATGCTTGGTCGGGATCCCTGTAAGGGGGGAGTGATTGTCCTGGGTTGAGACGTGCTTCGGCATATGATGCTCGATTGAACTCCTCTTTCAGGTTAAACACGACTCGTTTGATATACTGTTCGGCAGCTCCTGGTCCTGATATGCGGTCCCACTTATCGAATCCTGTTTTGTTTTCTAGTATCTCGCTAAACTTTTCGAATTCGGCGAGTATTTCTGGGATTGGTCGGTGGGTGATGGCTGTCTGAACATGGTGGGTAACTGGTGTCGGTTGCTGTTTTGGTTTCTCTTTTTTGTAATAGCTTTTCTCGTCGTCGTCGTAATCGTATTGCAGAGGTTTGACATCCTGTTTTGGGAGCACCATCGGCGTTAGGATTCCTGGTTTATGGAGTGCCATCAAGGTTTGGTAAAGTGTATGATTTTTCTGAGCGCCTTCTCGTTGGCAGTAATCGTTACAGAGCTTACAGAAGTATGCGAATGGGTCTCGTATGTTCTTGGATCGTTTGAATCGATAGGTTGAGTCGACGATTGCATCTTCTGGGTAGATAGACAGTTCTATCTGACCTCGCTGTGAAAGGTTGAGGAAGTTTAGGCTCTGGACATAGGGGGGTATAGCGTTTTGATTACTCATCACTAAATCCTTGGTCTTTTTTTGGATCAAAAACTCTCTCAAAAATTCTTCGCGTGTCGTCGCTCGGGATTTTTCCAGGACGACGCTTAATATATCGTGGGTATTAACGTAAGTATTAGACGACGATTTAGAATCTAAATAACGGGGGGAGATTAATTGAGTAACAACCAGGATCGGTAGCCAGTTTAACGACTTGAAGAATTTCGATAAAATTCTGCGTATTCCGGGGAGGTAAAACCATGACGAAATTCGGTAGTCTTTTGATGTCAAATGGTTGTAACTTGAAGACATCAGACCCATAAGCTCAAACTTCTTTAAACAGCGGTTGACTGTAATTCGACAACACCCTGCTAATGAGGCTACCGTATCTTGGCGCGGATAAATATCTATATTATGGTTAGCGAAACTTAATATAACGTTTAATACGCTTCTTTCAGTAGGTGTTAACTTGGTTGGCAATAATTCCGGATTGTCTACTATCTCTATAATTGGCTGTGGATCAACTGAAAAAAAGTCTTGATTTCTTTTTCTTGTCGTCATATAATTCAGGACCTATTAAACGTTGGTTGACATAATACGGCCCTCACAAGTGTTGTTGAGTGTTGACTACGTGAAACACCCGGTTTAGGATTTTGATATTTGATTTTCATGATTTCCTTTCTAGTTTTGAATAGAAGATCCGGGAAGATATGACTATTTAATACTGGTAGTTGCGAAAATTTAATATCACAAGTCTACACAATCAAAACAGATGTACAAGAAAGAGTTATAAAAAAAATTGGGGAGCCCGCGCTCCCCGCATCTGTTCTTCTTATTCGAATAAAAAACTTTTTTGGAGTGATGATGAAAAAACTACTCACAATACTTCTGTCTTTTTATGCAATTTCGCCTGGTAGCTCTGCTGCTGCTTGCTGTTATTCTGAAACTGTTGTGGAAGAGTGCCACATCATTAACGAGTCTGATTTTAAAGACATAGAAAATAAAGTGTCATGCAATTTTGTGTGGCTCATCGACATACAAGACGTTGGGCTTTACACATGCGTAGCCCATCGAGCTGATGGGTGTAGGGGGCCAGAATACTGCCACTCGTTACACGCTGATGAATTAGAGTATATTACCTTCGGCGGTCGCAAGATGCACGTCACCAAGATCCTTGATCGCATAGAAGACAAAGACATAGCATTAGAGATCGCACGCGCTAAAACTCCAGAAAGTTATCATCGGGCTGTCAGAAAGATAGCAAAAAAAATGGAAGGGATAGTAACTAGGACTCCATACCCAATCATCAGGATAAGAAAATTGAAAAAACATAGCGGCCATTCAAAAAGCTGCTAAAATAAAAATAATTCATTACCACTTTTGAGGGGTCACCCACCGGGGTGGCCTTTTTTATTCTTAGATGCTAACATGAAATTATTCCCGGCTAGGGAGCAATCCCATATTTAAGAGGCCGATGAGCGCCAACTCGCCGGCCTCTATTTATTTCTTATATCTCAAAAAGTTCTCGTACTTAACCACATACTTCTCAATTTTGCACAGCCGGGGCCAATCGGTATCCTTGCCGGCGATAAAAACTCTTAACGTCGCAACCACAATCCCAATCTCGTCAGCAATCTTCCTTAGCGGTTGCTCGCTGTGCTTCATAATCACGAGTAGCCGCGCCCTCAGCTCTCCCTGGCACGCGAGATAATTCTTATTGTCAACCATTTGATCTCCTAAGTTTCGTAATCTTCTCTTCCAGTCTTTATTCTAACACATAAGTCTTTTTTAAACAAGTTCTTGCTTCTTTTTATTTTCTTCGCTATATTGGGGTAGTGAAATAAAGTTCAAACCCTATCAGAGGAGTTCCACATGAATTACGGAAGCTGCCCGCATGAAGACATTGCCAACTCGATAAACAAGCACATGGAAATTTTGTGCGATGAGGCAACCAAAATTAGAAAAACAATCTCAGAAAAAAATGGTGCTTATCTTGGTCAGATAGATCGGCTTATGAAAATATGCATTGAGATTGAGGATTTTGCGTTGATTTTTGATCAAGCTGCTAAGCAAACAAAAAAACTCGCACTAGAAATGAAAAATTTTAATGAAACCATAGTTACAAGAGTAAAGGAGTCCACGGATGGCAAGAGCAAAAAACCGAAGCATTATCTATAATCTAATCAGTGATCTGAGGATAGAGTTGGCAATTTGCGCGATGGAAATGAAGAAAGCGACTGACAACTACGAAGAGATAGCAAAAAGTAGGCGCACAAGCCAAAAAACCCTGCAAGTAGCCCTTGAAGATATTCAAATAATACAAGAAAGGATCAAGCCAGCTATCGATTTCATTATGGAGTCGTACAAGTTCGCCAAAGAAGCAAGCGAAGCGCAGCAAAGGTTCCTTGACGGTATTAAAGTAGAAGAAAAATAGGAGGTCATATAATGATTATCGAAGGTTTAGTCGGGTTTTTGTGGGCTATCGTTGGTCTATGGGCACTAACGATACCATTTAGAATTGCCAGATCAGTATTACGATCAATCTTAGGAGCTAAATAACATGAAACGTTCTATGATATTAGCAGTTATGATGTCGTTACCGTACCTTGATGCAGCCGAGAAACCAAAAGAACAAGAACTAAGCGCGTATGACAAAGCCATATCGCTAGCCAATGAGTTCTTCTATCAGCCAGTGCTTGGTAATCTTACCGAAAAGAATGCAACACGTATGGAGATCGACAAACTCTGTAAGCTATTAACTGACAAGATCAATGCAGAGATGGCTAAATTCATCAAGATCGGCCAAGAAGCTAAGGCAATGCAGCTGGCAGGTGCGGATGATAAAGAACTCTACAAGAAGCATATTGAGATGTCTGAGATCTATTTCAGCCTAAAGCCTGCCGAGCCAATAGTTCGCATGACTTATCCTAAATTGCACTTATTATTTGATCAACTTATTGAGTTGAGAGAGAAGCTCGACTACTCTATTTCAGACACGCAGATCATTACAACTGAGCCTGAGGCCACTGTAAAAAATAAGGAAGAAGAATGTGCGGCGAATCAATTGTCTTAACGATGTTTATAGTTGGGTTAATAGTCGCACTTGCTTGGCATGCAACCAATAAGGATAGGTAATGGCCAAAGAAGAAATCCCTTTCCCAAAAAGAGCTGCAGCAGTTCTAAGTAGCTATGAGAAACTTACACTAGAACAAAAAAAATTGCCGAAATCAAAGCCAGAACAATTTATCCACCAGATATATGCGCCAAAAAGATATTTGTATCAAAACACTTTAGCAAGCGAGGACTTCACTATTTAGATAAAATGTATCAGCCTGGGTTACTACAGGAAGAGATAATAAAATTGCTCGAAGAAATAACAGGAAAACAGGAGAAATGATGGAACAATTTACGCTAGCAGACATGGTAAGGTCTTATAAAGAGATACGAGAAATCGTAGAACTTGAGCTACAACAAGAGCGCGGGAAAGAAGTAGAAGATCCGTACCAGTCAGAACAAATAAATGAGCTCATAACTGCACTCGCCAAAGCACAAGGCGAATACCAAAGTATCGGCAAGAATAGAGTGAATCCATTCTTTAAGTCACAATATGCAGATTTTGACAGCATCATGGATACCATTAGGCCAATTCTATCAAAAAATGGGCTAGCTCTCATCCAAGTTACCGTCATAGACCCAACCACAAGAAGCAGAACACTCCATACAAAAGTAGCTCACTCATCTGGCCAGTGGATTGAGTCTAGGCAAATCATTATTCCAGAAAAGAACGACGACCAGAAGTTTGCCTCTTCAGTTACCTTCAACAAGCGCCATCAAGCGATGTCGATCCTGAATATCACAATCTCAGACGACAAGTACGACGACGACGCTGAAGAAAACATGAAAGAGACCCGACTTAATGAAAGGGCTGGGACAGCGATTAATCATAGATATAGTAATGACGACCAAGAATATGCACCAATAACAAAAGATGAATATGACAGATTAGCGCAAATAGTAGCTCCATGGCCCGACATGGTAGAAGAAATAAAAAACAGGTTTAAGATATCTGCTATAAGCGAACTTCCAAGAAAATACTACAACCATGTATTTAGCCAAATTCTTGAAAGAATAAAAACAAGAAAAGCAGGGACTAAGCCAGCGGCTAACTAAATAAAAAGGGGAACCCATGGTGAAAGAAGAGATCACAAGATACACGGCTCCAGGAAGATACGACGTTGCCCCAGGCGGAACGATTTGTAAGGTGAAAGGTGACGGTGAGGATTATGAGCTTTTCGTTCAGCTTGGCGGATCCTTAGACTTGCCCAATTGGCAACCAGTTGGGAAACTGTTCGAGAAAGCGTTTGGTGAATTCATTAGTGACCAAGACTTTATTTCACGATGTTTGCACCTGTCTCATGCAAGTGGCGATAGGTGCGAACATTTCAAAGAGATCTGCAAGATAATTACTCGATAATCTCCTCAGCAAAACGCCCCCCGCATGTCTGAACCACATACAGGGGGCACCTAGAAGGGAGAGTAATGAATGTTTATATTGCTGCTGCTTCTTTCTGTTTAGCTGACTTATAGTCTTCTCGAGCAAAAATCATCTGAGCATATGCATCAGGGCTAAGCGGTATAGATGTTGTACCTTCAGCCAATAACTTAGCGTCCCACTCAGTCTTAAATCTCGTGAACGCCCACTGGTATTGCTGGTCAAACCCAAATCTCAATTTCTCAGTTAAGTAAGCAGCTATATTATCCTCATTGATTTCGCTGCAAAATACACTGAGACGTGTTGCGTTAATCTCGAACAGTTCTGTTTGATCTAAATATATTTTCATAAATTATCCTTGCGTGTTAAATCGCTGCCAACATAAATCCAGATAAATTTGTGTTTATTCCACCTAATACCGAGACAACTTTCGCTGGAGGAGATACTGTTTCTGCATATGAAACCATCAAATAATCACCAACATCCATCACAACATATACAGAATATCCCGTTGTAAATATCTGCGGTAATGTGACACCAGATGGATAAGGTTGCGCATATTCATATTTACGGTATAAAATACCGGTTGATTTATAAATATAGAACCATATAGGACACACTGGAGGAGTAGAAACTGCAACTGACCATCTTATCCATAAATTAAAACAATAAAATCCATGATATGGTGCTGTATATCTAATTGGATCATGGTATGGCCAATGAGAGTTAGTAAAACTACCAGCTGGATCAATATCGACAACCCATGACGTTGGATCGCCAGGAAAGCTACCACCCGCAGTTCTTGTCCCCAACCAAAACTCAGTTCCATCACCACTAACATATAACTCATCGATTCTTTGATATGCGCTGAATACCTGGTTCGCTTTTGTCCTAATATCTATATAACCAATATTAGATAAATCAACATCGATAGAATTGTCAGGTGATCTAACAGAACCCCATCGAGGATTACCAGTATACGATAATTCATCGCTACGACCGCCCTCCATCAAAACCATGCCTTTGGTTGAATTTCCCTTAGGCCTAGTTAATTTACCCGTTTTATCAGCAACAACAACAGTTGCTGGTAAATTATTGTTAGGAGTTTCAAATATTCCAGCAATTAAACAAGTATTTTGCTGTTGTGGACCAGGAGCTGCTCTATTTACTGGTTGCTCACCGATTATAATATCATGATCAATAGCTCCACCAGCCGCAGTGTTATTGCCTATTACTATAGATGAATTAACGCTAGTAGCGTTACCACAAACATTATATCCAATTAAAACTGATTCTTTTGCTGTAATTAAAAGGTTCGCGGCCTGCGACCCAATTACAACGTTATGAACGCTATATAAATCAGATACTGGGTTTTCTAAAGCGTATAACGCATGGGTTCCAATGATAACGTTATTGCTCGCTTTTTTTATAAATCTACCAGCATGCGCTCCAACACAAGTATTGGCAGTAGCATTCGCAGTAGTCAGAGTTCGATTTCCGGCACTATCACCTAAAAAAGTGTTATCTGTGCCATATGCATGCATGAAATCATTAGTACCGATCATAATAACGCCAGCGGTTCCGCCAGTGTTTGTTAAAGGTAGTTGGATTGAAGAGGTCATTCTTAAGTTTACAAGATCGTTTCCTGTGCTCGAGGTAAAAATATTTCGATATGGATGTGTTACGTGGCTGCTATTATACGTGCCATCATAACCCTCGATCCTCATAATGTTTGTTATTGGGTTAACTGCAACACCGCTATCACAATCTAATTGCTGGACACCGCCAGTTCCTCCACTACCTGATGCAGATATAACTATCTGTCCGGCACCGTCGTTTAACTGCTGGATTGTTATGTTTGCGCCGGCAGTAAGAGTTCGCCATGTTGCAGGTCCACCAGCTGTTGAGACAAGAAGCCGTCCATCAAGATCAGGTGCTCCAGCATCAACAGTTACCACGTTTCCAGCAGCGCTCGTTGTCAATCCACCTGCGCCATGAATATTGATAATCCCGGCAAGAGGAGCTGCCACACCAGCATCAGCACTTAATCCAGTTAATGCAGCAATACCAGCAGCTTCAAGGTTTATCTGATTAGGGCCAGGATTTGTAATTGTTACGCTTCCACCAGATGATGTCAACGTTGCCCATACCGTAGGAACATGAGGCCCTCCACCAATCATTATATCGCCATTATTAGGGCTATCTTCTATGCCTACCGTTAATGTATCGAGGGCACTTCTAAAAGTTTTTATTGTATCGTCGCCGATAACCTTGATAATGCCAGTTACAATATCTGGGGTTACAGTTAATGTATCATCGCCTTCTAATTTCGTTACACCACCACCGCCACCACCGACTGCTTGTAGGTTAATGCCACCACCCGGAGCTGCAGAAAAGATAACAGAAGAATCAGCAGATACTAAATCAGCCCATTGTGGTCCAGCACCTCTGGCGACAATGATCTGGCCAACGGTACCATTTGTTGAGTTTATTAACCCAGCATTATCAGTTGTTACAACACCAGGTGCTGAGAGTGGTGTAATTGTTAGCCCGCCAGCGAGAACTGGGTGGTCAACAAGGTTTGGAGTTACGGTGTCTGCATTCGGTGCTAACGCCTCAGTACGCATATTAAC